TTCCTACTTGCCGGGCAAGAGATCGACATCAACGCGGCCTCCCACGCCAAGATCTTGTGGGAGGGTAAACTACCCGGAGACGACTTCGAGACGTTAGACCCGCTCATGCGGGAGTGGCAAGTTCGAGCGGCCGTCATTGACGCTGACCCACAGATCAACGATGCCCGCCGTTTTGCTCGCCGCTTCCCTGGCTACGTTTACTTGTGCCGGTATCGACGCGGTGTGACAGGCAAGGAAATGCAAGTCGCCGAGGAGGACAGTGGCGCACCGATTGTGACGGTGGATAGAACTAACTGGTTGGATGCCTCTATGGGGCGTTTCCACTCGGATCGAGTCAACCTGCCCGCCGACACGTCGCTGGAATTCAAGGACCACATCAAGGCTCTCGTCAGGACGTACGAGAAGGATGAGCAAGGAAACTCCAAGGCCGTCTACCTGAACACAGGCCCCGACCACTTCGCACACGCTTTCAACTACGCCGAGATCGCACTGCCGTTGGCGGCAGGCGCAGTATCGGGCGGTGACGTAGAAGACAAGGTAATCTAATATGGCACGCGACGCAAAGTTCCTCACCGCGATCAGGCACCCGGAATATCTCGAAGACGAGATGTACTGGCAGGACTGGCGCGAAACGTACAACGGCGGACCTGCGTTCGTCCGTAGGAACCTCAAGCGTTTCAGTGTGCGTGAGACTCCCGAAGACTTCAACAACCGCAAGTTCTACACTCCGATCCCCGCCTACGCCAAGGCGGCCGTCAACGACATCCGTAACGCGATCTTCCAGCGTCTTCGTGACGTCCTTCGACGTGGCGGAAGCGAGAACTACATGAAGGCCGCGAACGGAGAGATCGGCGGCGTCGACAACAAGGGCTCATCCATGCAGTCCTTCCTCGGTATTGATGTCCTGACCGAACTGTTGGTCATGGGCCGTACCGGTGTGTACGTGGACATGCCTAAGCTCTCCGGAATGCGGACGATGGCCGACGAAGGCAACGCCCGCCCGTACTGCTACATGTATCGCGTCGAAGACATCCTGTCGTGGGCAGTGGCCAAGCCGGAAGAGCCGGGCAACTTCACAGCCCTCCTGCTTCGAGATCGAGGCATCAACTACAACCAAGGCTTTGCACGCGGTGCGTGCCTGCCCAGCGGTGGTTACACTCGGTACCGCTTCGTCTGGATCGATCCGATGACGCAGCGCGTCAAGATGAAGTTGTACGATGAAGAAGACAACGTCATCGACCTGAGCGGTAACGTGCTAGTCGGCCGCAAAAGCAACGAGACACCTCAGAAGCAGGTGGACGACGACGCTGTTGAGATCGCCAACGAAGGCGGTCTGGAAGATGAGACTGGGGTCATCAACCTCGAACTCTCACGCATCCCGTTCACCATGCTGACGATCCAAGGCAGCTTGCTGAAGGACGTGTACAAGCATCAAGTCGCCTTGCTGAATCTCGGCTCCAGCGACGTGTCCTACGCCATCAAGTCGAACATCCCGTTCTACACTGAGCAGAAGGACGCCCGCGACGTCGGCCGCCACCTTCAGATGGCCCGGGTCGACGACGACGGAACCTCGAACACTTCAGACAACAGCAAGCCGGGCGAAGAGATGCGATCAGGCGTCTCTCACGGTCGCTACTACGACCTGAGAGCCGAACGCCCCGGCTTCATTCACCCGAGTCCTGAACCGCTCATGGCGTCTATGAAGCTTCAAGAGAAGCTGGAGGACGATATTCGGAAGCTGGTCAACCTCGCCGTCCAGAACAAGATGGGGCAGCGGGCGATCTCTGCCGAGGCCATGAAGTTGTCGGACCAGGGACTAGAAGCCGGACTTTCATTCATCGGTCTTGTGCTGGAAAGCGCAGAGCGAGAGATCGCTTCGCACTGGGCTTCTTACGAGAGCAAGAAGCCGGAGCAGCGAGAGATTGCTACGATCAAGTACCCAGACCGCTACAGTCTGAAGAACGACGAAGACCGCATCAAGGAAGCGAAGGAACTGTCCGAGTTGATGTACACGGTGCCCGGCCAAGAGGTCAAGAAGGAACTGGCGAAGAACATCGTCACCGCTCTTCTGTCCGGCAAGGTCAACACCGAGACCATCGACAAGATCTATGGAGAGATCGAAGAGGCCGGATATGCCACGTCCGATCCGGACACCATCATCCGAGCACACGAGACCGGACTGGTTGGTGGCGAGACAGCTTCCATTGCTCTTGGTTTTGACGACGACGAATGGGACAAGGCCAAGCAAGATCACATCGAACGCGCAGAGGCAATTGCCGAGGCGCAAGCACCGCAACAGCCCGAAGGGGCAGGCGACAATCCCGCCGCCAGAGGATTGGAAGACCTCGACCCTGACAAGAAGTCCGGCGAGAAGGAACGTGAGGCAGCCAACGATACCACCATGGAAGTTGAAAAGAAAGACAAAACCCGAGGCGACGGCAAGTCCCTCAAGAAGGGAGAAAAACGTGGTAGCGAAGACTAACGGGAAAGGCCCAGTCATCAAGAAGGGCGGAGCGAACAAACCATCCGGAAAGCCGGTCGTGCAGAAGCCGAAGGTCATTATGTCTCCGTACACAATGGCGAAGAAGGCAGGCGGGTCGGCAAACGCTGGCAGCGGCATCGGCAACTCATAAGGATCTGACACATGGCTTACTACGGAACGCTATCTGGGGCGAACGCCTATTTCGATCAACGACTCCATTCGGATGGTTGGTTGGATTCCCCCGCTGCCGATAGGCCGAAGGCGTTGACGGAAGCCACGCGGATCATCGACGACCTGAACTACAAGGGCGTCAAGCACGCTGTTTGGCTCATCATGTATGAGTACGACAGCAGCACCGAGAAAGAGGAAAAGATCCTCACGGACCCGCCGACGCGCGATCAAGTCATCGCCGCCGACGCGACGCAGGAGTTGGAATTCCCGCGTGGTAAGGATACCACAGTACCACAGGAGATTGAGTGGGCGTGCTACGAGATCGCCCTTGCTCTTCTCGAAGGCTTTGACCCGGAAGACGCCCTTGATCGGGCGAACGTTATCCGGCAAGCATACTCTGCCGTGCGGACCACCTACGCCGCCGACAGTCAGAACCAGGAGTATCTTGGATATGGTATTCCAACGGCGCGAGTGTGGAGATGGCTCCAGCCATTCCTCGTCGATGGCCGTCTTATTAGACTCAGTAGGGCCGACTAACGAAAGGTTAGGATCTATGTTGAATTTCACACATCGTCCCGTTTACGTTCTTTGTTTTGACGGCGAAGGCGAAGGCGGAGGTGGAGGTGACGCCGCTGCTGCCGCTGCTGCTGCCAATGCTGCCGCCAATGCTGCTGCTGATCCCGCTGCCAACGCAGGCGGAGGCGGAGGTGAAAAGACGTTCACGCAGGCAGAACTCAATGAGTTCCTCGCGAAGGATCGTCGCAAACACCAGGACCGGTACAAGCAACTGGAATCCGAGCACCAACAGTTGCTCCAGAACCAGAACCTCACCAAGGAAGACCGAGACAAGTTGGAGGCTCGCCTCGCCGACTTGCAGGCCCAGAACCGCACGAAAGAGCAGCAGGCCGAGTTCGAGCGCAAGAAGGCCAGAGAAGCCCACGAGATCGAATTGGAGGAGGCCCGACAGGCCGCCAAGACGTGGGAGAACAAATACAAGAGCGAGACCGTTGTCCGCGCCCTTCAGGACGCCGCCAGCGGAGCAGACGCTTACAACCCTGCACACATCGTGCAGTTGCTTCGCCCCGACACCGAGTTGAAGGAAGTCGACGGTGAGTTGGTCCCGATGGTCAACTTCGCCGACATCGACGAGAAGACGGGCGACAACATCCGTACCCTTTGCTCGCCCGCTGACGCAGTCAAGCGGATGCAACAGTTGCCGAAGATCCATGGCAACCTGTTCAAGAGCAACGTAGTGGCTGGCGTCGGTGCCGGTCAGGCTGATGTCAGCAACGCTGGCGAAGTCGACTACTCGACCATGTCCCACGAAGACTACCGCAAGAATCGCGAAGCGATCAAGCGACGTCTCAGCTAGGATCAATTCTACCTCTACTTGGATGTCCGCGCCTTCAAGACCAGAGGTATACCGGTAAGACCGGGTTTCGTTGCCGTAGCGTAAGACCAGGGGACGCACGGTGTATTTTACCTGGGAGTCAGTTTCAACCAAACTCACTCAAGTTCAATAGGAGCACTCATAATGAGACTCTACCCCCTTTGCTACGCCAACGACAACGACGCCCTCATCCCCGAACTGTGGGCGAACGAGTCCCTCGCGATCCTCGAAGAGAACATGGTGATGGCCAACTTGGTCCACCGGGATTTCTCCCCGCTGGTAGCGAGCTACGGCGATGTGGTCAACACGCGTCGGCCGAGCGAGTTCTCGACCAAGCGTAAGGCCCAGTCCGACAGCGTCGTCAACCAGGACGCTACGAGCACGAACGTGCAGGTTCCCTTGAACCAGCACGTCTACGTGACGTTCACCATCAAGGACGAAGAGGCCAGCCTCTCGTTCAAGGAACTGATCTCCTACTACATGGAGCCCGCTGCGATGCAGATGGCCCGTGGTGTGGATCGCATCCTCTGCGGTCAGGTGTTCCGTTTCTTCGACAACGCCGCTGGCAAGCTGGCTGGCATGTCGGCCTCGAACGCCAAGGATTCATCAAGGCCAACGAGCGTGGTGATGGCGGAACCGCCCTGGAAGAGGCCCGACTGGGTCGCGTCCTCGGTTTCGACACCTACATGGATCAGAACGTGAACTACCGTGCCCTGACGGACGCGGACACGATCACGCTGAACCATACCGCTGGCGCGACCGCTGGCGACACGGGCAACAAGGCCGTCACGGCTTCCGCCGAGGTCACCAACGGTTCGTTCGTCTGGTTCACTGGCGACCAGCAGCCGCAGGTCATCAGTGCCCACACGGGTTCGACGACCGGAATCACCCTCGTGGATGCGTACAAGTATGACGTGTCGGCCAACGCCGTCGGTTATGCTTTCGCTCCGGCGGACGTCGATGGTGCTTATGCCGTCGGCTACGACAAGGGCATTACGCTCGATGGCATCACTGCCAACAAGCTGCCCGTCGTGGGTCAGTTGCTCGCCACCGGAACCGGTACGTCCCGCAAGACGTACACGATCATCGAGGTCGACTCGGTCAACACCACGTCCGTCGTGGTCTGGCTGGACCGTCCCCTTGAGGTCGGCCTCGATGACGATGACGAGGTCTTCCCTGGCCCGCACGGCTCGATGTGCATGGCGTTCCACCGGGATGCCGTCGCTCTCGTCAGCCGCCCGCTGGCAGTGCCCGCCAACGCCCTTGGCGTCCAGGCGGCCGTTGGCAGCTACAACGACCTCGCGATGCGTGTCGCGATGCAGTACGACATCTCCAGCCAGGGTACCATCGTGACCCTCGACATGCTGTGCGGCGTCGCCCTGCTCGACGAGAACCTCGGTGCTGTTCTCTACGCGTAAGCACCACCCGGCCTTGAGCCGGATTCGATAGCGTCGCCCGGCGGGGCGGATCGTACCTCCCCGCCGGGCCCCTTTTCTCTCTCTGGAGATTTCACATGGCATGGGCCGACAGATTTACTGCTGACGCTGCCGTAGAGCCCGCAGGGTACCGGCAACTCACCAGCCTCTCCTCAGTGAGCGGCGTGAAAATCGGCGACGGCCGTGTCGCCCTCATCCAAGCAGTCAACCAAAACGTACGCTACCGCGACGACGGGGTAGACCCCACAGCTTCAGTCGGCATGGTGATCTTCGCAGGCCAGTCGATCTGGTACACTGGCGATCTCCGTAAAGTCCGATTCATCGAAGAAGCTTCAGGGGCCGAGGTCAACATCTTGGCGTACAAATGATCCCTTTCGCATCCAACATCAGAATGCCGATGGTTCCGCTTGGAGCAAGCGCGACAGGCGTCGGCACCACAGAGAAGCGTCTGAACGTGTTCTCTTGGATGGGGTTGGATGATGAAGTCATCTCCTACGGTGACAAGAACAAGTCCCTCTGGGACACGATGTTGATGAGCGATGCCGCTGAGTGGCACAACAACCACGGCGAAGATCCCGGCATCAGCACTCTCAACATGAGCGACTCAGCCACCCTGACGATGGAAATGCTGAGACCTTGCGAGTCGACGCTAAACCTGACGGACTACGCCCACGCCTGCCTGTGTGGTTATCACCCACCTGGAACTGGCAACGGAGGCGACGTCGACTTGAGCAAGCACGAGATGACGGCAAACGAAACCGTCCTCGTCGGTCAACCTGTTTACGTGTCTGGCAACAACACGATCAATCTCGCAGACGCCTCTGATTCTACCGCAGCGAGAGCAATCGGGCTCGTTCTGACCGGAGCCACAGCAAACGGAACAGCCAACGTGCTGACCGAAGGAAGTGTCAACCAAGCCGACTGGACAAGCGTGATTGGCTCCGCTGCCCTCACGCCGGGCGCAACCTACTTCCTCGGCACCACACCCGGCACCATGTCCACAACGCCTCCCACAACTGACAACCACGTTGTTGTCACAATGGGTACCGCACTCACGACCTCCAAGTTCGACATCGAAGTCAACGAGGTAGCAATCCTATGACAGTAAGACAACCGCTGGTCAACGACACCGGTCGCAACCGGGAGTCGCACGACGACACTGTCTCTGTTCAGCAGATGATTGTCGGAGGTGGTACGTCCACTTGGAACACTACTTTCCTCATCGACGAGACTGTGAGCGACACTGGCTTCCAGTGGGGCTTCATCATGGAGGGTTCCTACGCCTCCACCGACAGCAGTGTCTACGGTGCGTGGTTCAACCCGACTCTCAACCCGGGCAACTTCGACAACATTCGCGTCGTGGACATGACAGGTACGGTTGTCGCTGAAACAGGCGAGACTGTCCTGAGCGCCACCGGCTTGAACGTCGGTGCGATGTCGAAGTCGGGCTCCGGTAACGTCACCACGGCATATGGCCTCTATGTCGCTGAGCAAGGCATTGGCGAAACCAACTGGAGCATCTACGTTGCTGGCGGCGACTGCTACTTCGGTGGCGACATTACTGCCAACAACGCTACACTCAACACGGTGAACAATGTCGACTACGTGCAGTTCGACACCACCTACGCCGATGGTGTATCTGAAGGTCGGCTCCAATGGAACGTCGACGACGGCACGCTGGAAGTAGGGATGCCCGGCGGAAACGTCAACCTGCAAATCGGGCAGGAGACTATTGTTCGCTGTCGCAATGAAACCGGCTCCACGATCAATAACGGAACCCCTGTCAGAATCACGGGCGCTTCTGGTAACAAGCCACTCATCGCCCCTGCAAGTGCCAACAGCATCTCCACGACATTCGTCTATGGTGTAGCCACCGAGGACATCGATCACAATAGTAATGGGTACGTTTCTGTTCAAGGTCTAGTTCGAGACATTGATACATCGTCGTGGAATGAAGGCGACCGACTCTATCTTGACGAGACCGGTGGCTTGACACGCCCCGCCCCTAACTGGCCTAACTTCAAGATTTACGTCGCTCGCGTACTTCGTTCGCACGCCACCGAAGGCATCATTGATGTTCTAATAGACATCAACCCTTGGCTTGGTGCTTGTCACGACGTGGACACAACGAACGTCGCAGATGGCTCGCTTCTCACGTACAACTCCACCAACAACAATTGGGTTGCTGGCGATGGTACTGATCCGGTGCCTCAATACTCCCACCTCAAGACGGGTTGGGATGATAGCGCATGGCAAAACCTCAACCTGACTCTGAACACAGCGAACTACACAGCCACGCTTTCAGCTTCGGCTGACACCGATTACTGGATCGAGGGTGTGAAGCACACCTTCTCTGCGAACACCAGCAAGGTTGCCACGCTCAACAACACTGAGGGTCCGAAGTATCTGATCCTCGACTCGTCCGACACTTTGGTGTTCAGCGACACTGCCTGGGACATTCACCCAAACTACCCGTCCACCCGCAACGAAGTGACAGTGGCGGCTGGCTATTGGAGCGTCGCGCAGGGGGATATGATTACCCGCGCGATTGAGTTCCACGGGCACAACTTCCCCACCAAACTGCACGAATATCTGCACGAGACATTCGGTACACGCTGGGCGTCAGGTCTTGGTGTCAGCACTCCTGACGATCTCGTGTTGAATGTAGCCGAAGGCGAGATTTACGACGAAGACATCGAAATAAACATCGTTGACGGGGTAGGCCCGGTTAATCCTCCGCCGCCGTGGTTCCAACAGCCTCTCACCCCGCTCGACACATGGACGCTCTACAGAGACGGTGCGAGTGGTAACTGGCTCAGTCAGAACACTGCGACAACCCCTGTCATTCTCGATACAAACATTCCGCAGGTCAACACCTGGAATGGTACTGCTTGGAATCTCGTGGATGTTGGCGTCAACAAGTATTACGTCTACTGGGTGTTCGCTTCATCTGATCGTCGTCACCCTGTCTACTTGATTCCTGGTCAAGCTGACGGCGGTACAATCTCTGAGGCAGAAGAGAACAACGCACTTGGCGACCTGGACTTGGCCAACCTGCCAACGGCAGAGCACAAAGCCATTGCTAAGATCATCATGCTGCGGAAATCATCGTCACCTTATTACTCGATTGAGCAGATCGACGACTACCGTTTCGATGTTGACTCGGCTTCTGGCGTGTCATCTGCGAGCGACCACGGTGCCTTGTCTGGTTTGGCTGACGACGATCACACGCAATACAGTCTGGTCGATGGCACACGAGCCTTCACCGGCACTGTCGGTGGAGTCACCCCGACAGCCAACGAACACCTCACGACGAAGCTGTACGTCGACAACACCATCAGCACTGGCTATGTGCCCTACACCGGAGCCACGCAAGAACTGGCTCTCGGTACGCAGAACCTGACCGCCAACGTGATCTACGATTTCACCGCTCTCATCGGCGGCACTGCCACGTTGTCGACCATCAGCGGCACATACCTGTCCATTGACAATATCGTCATCAACGACAACTCGATCACGAGTAACACCGGTACGGTAAACTTCTCCAACGACCATATTGTCACGACCGGCAATGTATCGGCAGACAAGGTGTATGTTGGCGACAGTGCCCCGACGTTCACTCCGACATTCGCCATCAAGGATACAGTATCAGCGTCCGCCCCGACGTTGGTCGCCACCCTCGAAGGCACCTACGAAACCTCTGTTGGCAACGTGTTCGGCATCTGGACGAACTACACGCTGACACCGGCCGACGGCTTCAACGTGCAAGGTATCACACCTTCGTTGCACGTTGCTCCGGCCTCCGGCGAAACGGTCAACGAAGCTTACGCAATGTCGGTCACCACCATCACCAACGATGGGGCTGGCACGGTGAACACTGCGTACGGTCTCAAGCTGGCCGCCCAGTCCGTCGGCACAGTGGACAACTGGAGCCTGTACTGCGAAGGCGATGCGTACTTCGGTGCGAACATCGTCATGGGCTCGTACACACTGTCGGCACCCACAGCAGACAACCAACTGCTGCAAGCTACCGGTGCGGACGCAGCAAGCTGGACGACCAACATTCAGGGTCTGACTCGCTTGGAAGTCGATGACTTCGTCTTCGACACTCGCACGATGACCGTAAGCAACGGTACGTTCTCGAAGACCATCAACGGTGGCGTAACATACGCCCAATACGACAACGTGGCGTCATCAGGTGCCTCTACCCAGTACGGTACCTACAGCGTCATCACCTTGGCACCCGGCAGTGGTCAGCAGGCCCGGGGCCGTGAGACTCGTATCTCAGCCGATACCACCGCAGGGAAACTCCTGTGGGCCATCGGCGAGTACATGTACATCACCGACACGGGCGGGAACGGCGCAACCAACGCCGCCGCTTATTACATTCCAGAGTACAGCTTTGCTGACAACAACTACGCCATCTGGTGTCACAACGACATCGTGATCGACCGCTCAACTGCCGGTCTCATTCTTGGCCCCGACCA